AATAACCATGGCACTAGTTTCTCCAGGAGTTTCAATCTCCATTAATGATCAGAGTCAATACGTTAATTCAAACGTAGGATCAATTCCTCTCGTAGTATTAGCAACAGCACAAGACAAAACTTATAATGGGTCACCTGCAGCAGGTACAAGTAAAGCCAATGCTGGTAAGCTATTGGCATTTACCAGTCAGCGTGATTTGGTTACACAGATGGGCGCACCATCATTCCAACTAAGTAGTGCTGGATCACCAGTTAATGGCAGTGAAATCAATGAATACGGTCTATTAGCAGCTTACAGCGCATTGGGCTTGTCAAATCAGTTATTTGCTATACGTGCTGATATTGACTTAAATCAGTTGGTGGGTACAAGTGTACGCCCGGTTGGTGCACCTTCTAATGGCACATACTGGTTAGATACTCTTAATACATCCTGGGGTGTATTTGCATTAAATGCCACTACCAATTCTTTTACAGAAATTACACCATTGGTTATCACCAATCCAAGCCAGGTGTCCAATGACAACGGTTATGGTTATGCTGTACCAACTCCATTATCAAGTGTTGGCCAAGTTGGTCAATATGCCTTGGTAACAGTTAATACAGATGGCAGTACTGTAGACACTATCCGTTTATTTTATAAAGCTGGCGCAAACAGTACAACATTTAATAATACCTGGGTACAGGTTGGTTCTACAAACTGGCAAAATTCTACACCAGCAGTAACAGGAAGAACATTAAATCCAACCATTACTTCTACCAGTACTTTGACAATTAACGGTCAAGGCATAACAACAACCAGTACTACTACACCAGTGGCCTTTGCTTCAAGTATTAACAATGCAGGTATTGCTGGTGTTAGTGCTGTAGCCACAACAACAGGCCAAGTGCAAATATTTGTAACCAACGAAGCCGACAATGGCAGTGGTCCAGGTACCATGACCTTAACTGATGGCACACACAGTCCATTGGCAGCAGCCGGTATTGATGCAGGTACTTATCGTGCTCCGGGATTCCAGTACAGTTCATTTGCATCTGTACCAACTTGGTTTTCAACAGACACCACAACATCACGTCCAACCGGCAGTATCTGGTGGAAAACTACCAGTACTGGTAGCGGATTTGATGCAGTATTAAAACAATATAACAGTTCCTTGGCACAGTTTACACCATTGACTGTTCCTGCTTACAGTACTTCTTCTGCTGCAATTCTTTATTTAGATCCTGTAGGCGGCGGTACTAATATTGCTAACGGACAAGTTGTTGCAACGTATGACATGAGTTATGATACTACAAGCAACGGTTTAAGATTTTTAGCTAAACAAGCAGAAAAAACAACAACTGCAACCGGCGGGACAACAAGTACATTAACATCAGGGCAACAGATTGATATTTCTGCAACACAACCTGGACAAGCAAATGCAACAGCTACAATCACTCTAAGCGGAACAACAGCTGGTGATTTGGTCAGTGCAATTTTAGAAGCTAATATTCCATATGTTACAGCCACATTAAACGCCAATGATACAATCACTATCATTCATACTGCCGGCGGAGAAATTGTAATGTCAGATGTTGGTAGCGGCACACTTTTAGCTGATGCTGGCTTCTCGTCTGGTAGCGGGGTTGGATTTGTAGTTAACTCAGTTACGTATACTGTTACCATCAGTAATCTTATGAACATTACAATGGATGTGGTATATCAAAATAATCAACCATACAGTAAACCAGAATCTGGAACTTATTGGTACTACAGCAATCCGGCAGATATTGACATCATGATCAATGATGGCGCAGGTTGGAAAGGTTATCGTCAAGTTGCCAAAGATGCACGTGGCTTTAATTTAGTAGCGACAGATTCCGCTGGTGTAATCATTACCCCATCCACAGCACCGACAAGTCAAAGCTCAGGAGCAGGATTGCAACCTGGTGATTTATGGTTAGATTCTGGTGATTTGGCTAATTTCCCAAGTTTATATCGTTATACTGGTGCAGCATGGGTAGCGATTGACAACACAGATCATACATCAAGCAACGGTATTATTTTTGCTGATGCACGTTGGGACACTTCCGGAACAACAGATCCAGTAACTGGCGCATTACCTCCAGTTACCAGCTTATTAACCAGTCCTTACATTGATCAAGATGCTCCGGATTATCGCTTGTATCCACGTGGAACATTATTGTTCAACACACGTCGTTCGGGCTACAATGTTAAGAAATTTGTTGCCAATTATTTTAATAGCACAAGTTTCCCAAATGCTCCAACAGTACCTGGCGCAACCAGTGTGTTGCCGGATGTTAAAGATGCTTGGTTAAGTGCATCGGGTGCAGATTCAAATAATGTAGCATGGTTTGGTAGTAAGTCACAGCGAAATATTGTTACCGACGCTATGCAAGCTGCTTTAGATAGTAACTTGGATGTACTAAGTCCAAACTATCAATTCAATTTGATTTGTGCTCCAAACTATCCAGAGTTAATTCCAAACATGTTGACATTAAATGACAATCGTGGCGACACAGCGTTTGTTATTGGTGACACACCATTGGATTTGGCACCAAACACAGTAGATATCACTAACTGGACCAATAATACAACAGGCAATGGTTTACCAACAGATGCAGCTGGTAGCCCTTACTTGGCATTGTACTATCCAGCTGGTCGTACAAATGATTTGTCCGGCAACCAAGTTGTTGTTCCAGCAAGTCACGCTGTATTGCGTACATACCTGTACAATGACAATCAAAGTTATCCATGGTTTGCCCCAGCCGGTACACACCGCGGACTGATCAGTAACATGAGTGACATTGGGTATATCAGTAGTAGAACTGGTCAATTTGTACACAACAGTATCAGTCAAGGTATGCGTGATGCGCTGTCCACATTGAGAATCAATCCATTGACACAATTACCAAATTCTGGTTTGGTGATCTGGGGTCAATTGACACGTAGTAGCGATACAACAGCACGTAACCGTGTAAACGTTGTTCGTTTAGAAAACTACCTACGTTCAATCTTCTCAACTGTGGCAAACGGCTACTTGTTTGAGCCAAATGATGCAATCACACGTAAATCAATCGCAAGTCAAGTTGAAAGTGCTCTTAATAACATTTTAGCACACCGTGGTTTATATGACTTCTTGGTAATTTGCGACACAAGCAATAATACACCAAGTACAATCGCTAACAACCAACTTTATGTTGATGTTGCTATCGAGCCAATGCGTGATGTAGAGTTCATTTATATTCCAATCGCAATTTACAACCCAGGTTCAATTGCGGCCTTGAATACAACATCGAGCTAATAGATAAATAAGAGTAACAGGAGAATAATATGGCCGTAGCATCCTTAAGTAATTTTACAATTCCATTAAATACAAACCAAAGTGCAAGTACACAAGGTTTGTTGATGCCAAAGTTAAAGTATCGCTTTCGCGCTACATTTATTAACTTTGGTGTTGATAACACAACAACAGAATTAACCAAGCAAGTAGTTGATATCAAACGTCCAAACGTAAACTTTAACCCAATTACAATTGACGTTTATAACAGTAAAATCTTCTTGCAAGGCAAACCAGAATGGCAAGAAACAACAGTCAACCTACGTGACGACAGCACTGGCGCAGTCAGCCGCTTGGTTGGTCAGCAAGTACAGAAACAATTTGATTTCTTAGAGCAAGCAAGTGCTCCAGCAGGTATTGATTATAAGTTTAGACTACTTTTTGAAATGCTTGATGGCGGTAACGGAGCAACAGCCGTTAACGTACTTGAAGCTTGGGAATTGTATGGTTGTTTCCTAAGCTCAGTTGACTACGGTGATATGGCCTATGGCACAAACGATCCAGTACAAATTGCGTTGAACATCAAGTTTGATAATGCTATCCAAATAGCAGGCGGTGGCGTGGGTACTACAGTTATCAGTCAGACATTGATACCAGGCGGCGTAGGTACAGCAACTGGTTAATAGTTAACTTAGCAACAACAAACCCGGACATAAAAACCCGGGTTTTTTATTGGCCATAAATATTAGTATGGCACAGATACTTTCACAAGCAGAATCCAATCTTTATTCGACTCAGTCGAATATTGTAGCGGTGCAAGCAGACATTACAAGCACCAATAATATATTGACCAATGGTGTTCCGGGATTTGACGCATCAGGAAATCCAACCCTGCATTATAAAGGCGTTTCTTACTCGGTAGAAGGCCTAAAGAAAAATCTTGCTGACTATAATAATTTATTATCAGAATATCAATCATCATTGATCAATTATCAAAATCAGATACCGTTAGCCAGTACCACTAATACACCGGATCCGGTTAGAAGATCATCAACCACTTTACGCAGTTATCAACATGCCAGTAGAATATTTGTTGACGGCAACTATCGACTGAGTCCTAAATACGGATTCCTATTTTATGTTGAGTTTGATTTCAATCCCTTGATCACCAATGTCAGCAACACCGCAGCACAAGAATTAGGTATGATTGTTAAAAGTGTAAACTTACCAAAATTTAGTATACAAGTCAAAGAACACAATGCTTACAATCGTAAGAACTATGTACAAAACAGTATCAAATACGATCCAGTACAGATTGTATTCCACGACGACCAGGCCGATAATGTGCGTAACTTTTGGTATGACTACTACAGTTTCTTTTATCGTGACAGTGATTATGCAGATTCGACCTATGGTGTAATTAACAAATATCAAGAACGTCCAACTTTTGATTGGGGATATAGTCCTCGTCCGGTTGGTAGTTATAACTCTGCTACAGCATATCAAGACTATCAGTATATACAGGCAATACGTATCTACAGTTTATACCAAGGCAATTTTGACGAATACGAATTGGTAAATCCAATCATCACAAGTTTTAAACACGGCGAACACTCCAACAGCGAAACTAATAATTTACTCGAGCATCAAATGTCTGTGCAGTTTGAAACAGTAAAATATCAAACAGGTTACACCACAGAAAATACTGTGGGCGGATACATTGATTTACACTATGATCGTACACCAAGCCCCAATGGTGGAACTCCACAATCAGCGTCTCACAGCAACCAAACTATAGATTTGGCAAACTATAATTTAAGAACTGCCGGTGGCACCGTGGTACCAGAACCTAATTCTCCGGTGTTGGCTGGTGCATTTGGGTTCAGCTCGCTGGCCAATGGTGCTTTAAAAGTAGCCTCAGGGTCAGGTACCAATGCCGGTGGATTTACGCTACCGAGTCTTGGTAGCTTAACTTCAGGAATCAGCAACAGTAATATCATTGGACAACAGCTACAGGCCGCCACCATTAATCTTGCTGGATCTGCGGCATCAACATTGGCCGGTGGAGTGGTCAGCGGAATAACCAAAGGACTTGGGCCTGAAGGTACACAAGTACTTGGACTGGTCACTGCCGCAGTTTCTAATCCAAGTGCAGCCTTGCAAACACTTGAAAACATGGCGGTTAAATTTGCCATAGGTGCTGCAACCAATGCAGTCAACGACCTCACAGCTCGTGCCGGTCAATATATTTCAGGAGAAATAGCCACAGCGTTAAAACCAATTGGTGAAGGTATTACCGGTGCGTTTGGTGACCTGTCGAGGCAAATCACAGGATTGGAAACCTCCCTCACATTTGGTTCAAGTGGAGCAGGATGGTTCAGTGG